ACTTGCGGTTCCTTCGGAGTCTCGGCGGCCGGAGCGTGCTGGTCCTCGGGTTCCACGCAGCGAACGGCCGCGGCCTCTTTCGGGGGCTGAGGCTTGGCCGCCGCGATCTTCTCCTGCGCCTTCCGCCGTGTCTCCGCGACGATCAGCGCCTCGAGGATGTCCTTCTGCTTCACGTCCTCGCGCAATCCCATAGCCATTCGGAGGCGACGGAACGCCTGCGCAATCTTCTTATTCGCCGCGACGGCCGTGCAGCCGAGCGCGTCTTTCATCTCCTTGGCCGCGACGAGTTTCTCGCCGTTCAGGCCCGCGAGGAGCTGAAAGACCGCGATGTCATCGAGCGGAAGCGCGTCAACATAGGTCCGCAATTGGTCGATTTGATGCGATTCGAGCACCGGAGTTACCCCTTTTGGTCTCGGAATGAACGATCCGACAAGGGGATTTTACCGCCATTTGAGCGCGAGAACAACGGCAAATATCACTCTAAAGTAATGCCGCTGGCTACCATTTTGAAGAAAGACTTCCAGAGATCGCGCCCCGGAGATGTCCAGGAGTGGTTCGCAATCACGTCCTCGCGGGCGGCCGCGTTCAGCGCCTCGCGCTCGTCAAGCGCGCGTTTGATGCCCTCGAACCAATCGTCGGTGTCGTTGTCCACGAGAAGGCCGGTCTTGCCGTGCTGGATCGCCTCGCGGTAGGGCCCGAAGTCGGTGGCCACGCATGCCGCGCCTGCCAGGGAACACTCCATCCACTTGATCGCGCTCTTGCACTCATCAAACCGGCTGCCGGTGATCGGGATCAAAGCGACGTCGGGGGCGAGTTCACAGAGCAAGCGTGGGTAGTAGCGGATGTCCGAGCCCGCGATCTGGGAGACGCGATCGGGAGGCAAGTGGCGCACTTTCTGGGTCATCGCGCCGACGAACAGAAACTCCCAGTCGGTCTCTTCGACGATCCGCTCGATCACGGGGACGAGGATCTCGAGATCGGCTTCATGGAATCCGCTGCCGGTCCACATGATCCGCGTGCGGCGGCCGGGGCGCGGGGCGACGATCTCGTACTTCGTGTGATCGACCAGATTGGGGAGGACGGTGATCTTGCCCTCGAGTTCTTCAGCGCGCTCGAGCAACCGGCTCTTCAGGGTCTCGTTCGAGACCGTGATGAAATCCGCTTGGTCCAGGCAGACGGGAAGCGTCTTGAGAGAGCCATCTGCGCGGACCGTCTTGTAGGCCGGGGACCACTTCGGCACGTCGAAGAAGTCATCGTCGAGGTCCCAGACGATCAGCCGCTTCGATTTCTTGATCCAGTGAACGTGAATCAGTGTGTCCGGGGGCGCTGCCCGTTGCAGGAAGTAGGCGTCGTGGGACGCATCGAGGGGAACTCCGCCGACATTGCCGCCCGCGTTTACGTCGATTCCTTCCTCGGAAAGCTCGTGCGCAAGATGGAGCAAAGGAAGCCCGGCGCGGTAGAGACAGCAGCCCGTCGTGTCCGGCCAGTTGACCCAGATACGCTTGCGGGTCCGGGGGAGATCCACGCGCGGCGAGCCGTCCGCAGTCGGTTTCGTGACGCGGAGAACGTGGGTATGACCGGCCGCGCACTTCTGATCGACCTCTTCGCCGTCGATGTGCTTGAGCGTGTCGGGGAAAAAGTGCTTGATGAACCGTTTGAAACCGACGTACTCCCAGCGGTGGAGATGACCGCGCGGCTCTGCGCCTTCCTCGGGAGGATGCGTTTCGACGGTGCAATCGTTGTCGAGATCCTCCTGGAAGTGCTCGATCGTCGTCGGTGACTTGCCCTTGTCGGACGGATGCGAGGCCCAGCCCTCGATATGGGGGATCACCAAGAACAAGATCCCGCCAGGCCGCACGACGCGCACCCACTCGGCGATCGCCTTGACGGCATTCGGGAGATGCTCGATGACGTGGCTCGTGAGTACGAAATCTTGCGAACTATCCTCGAACGGAAGGTCGTCCGCTTCGGAAACGACGTCCACGGGATGGCGCTGACCGGCGAGAAGGTCGTCGGCAGCGTGCCACTCGTTGTCCTCGGATTCGTCGCAGTAATCTACGAAGACGGTGTGCGGGATGAAGTGCGAGTTGTGAAGCGAAGCCCCGATTTCCACGCCGCGGTGGCCGAGCAGATAGCGCCAGGCCATCCCGTGCGGACGGGCCGGAAGAGGAGTCGGCTTTGAGGGCGGTGGGGTTTCGGCGGTGCCGTTGGCAGCGATTGCGGGGGCGAGAGATTCCAAGGCTGTCTCCGTCGTCAAGGCAGTGAATGTACCTTAGACGGAGGATAGGCTATCAGGACGGAGTGATGCAAGATGGGAATGGGATTCGGCCGGGGTTGAATCCGGCCGAGCGCCCGATGCTGGTGCGTGATCGCATCAACATATGTCAGAAAACAACGGCGGGAACGAGAAAGCTGACCTGGGTGTACGGCCGGTACCGCGAAGCGTCCTGGTAGACCTGGAGGCAGACGGCCCCGGTGACAGACCCGCCCGAGACGTTGATCACGCCACGGAGCCAGGTGTAGTTCAGGTTCAGGGACACGATGCCCTCGTCCGTCGCCTCGGACTGTGCCGCGCCCGACGCCGTGATCGGGTTCGAGGTCAGTGAGGTGATCGTGGCAAACGTGGCTCCCGATGCCGTGGCACCCTGGACGACGATGTTGGCGGAGGCCGACGCGGCAAACGCTCCGGCGCAGAGCGTGAAGAGCGTCCGGCGGCCGTCAGCCAGCGGAATGACGTCGGTGACGAGCGAAGAGCCCGCCGCGGCGCTGATCGCTGTGATCATGCCTTTGAAGCACAACTGTTCAGTTGACAATTTTTCAGTGTAACCCAATGGTGGGCTCCTTCTCGTAAGTCACTGGAAACCGGGAAGGAAACCCGGCTCAGGTGGTGGTGAAATTGGTTCCTCGTCGCGCTCTGGCTCAAGATGCTTCCAGATGCGCCCGGTTTTGATCTGCGAAACCGTCGGGACCGAGATATTCTTTTCCGCGGCGATTTCCTTTTGGGGAATGCCAGCGGCGAGCATCCTTCGGATGTCTTGGACTCCTTCCGCGTCGAGCTTTGCCAGATGATGACCGCCCTTGTGGCGGATTGAATCAACGGCGTTGTCGAAGCGAGTTCCCCAGCGAAGATTCCATGCGTTCAAATTGGAAGGCGTCGGATCGTAGTAATGCCGCGCCTGCTCTCCGGGCACGGGAAGACGGTCGAATGTCATCAAGACGAGCCGAGCGGCCGAAAGCGTTTCGTACCCGCCGTTCCCATCGGCCAGGCGATAATGCCTATGCCCATATCGCGGCTCAATCAGCGGCTTCAAGATTTTCCCGGTCGTTCCGATGATCATCTTGAGTTCGCCCTTGCGGACATTCCCGGACCGTTTCCAGTAACTTTTGAGTTGTCCTTGGCTCGACATCTCGTATGCGGGCCATCCCGGAACCGGCTTCCATTCCTCGTCTGGGAACAGCGCCGAAAAGTGACGGATGGCTTCCTCTGGGGTGAACTCGCGCGGTAGATTGTGATCTGACATGCCAGCCTCCGTTACAGGTTGGGGTGTAAGTGGTTCCCGGCTTGGACCACGAATCCAGGCCGGGAGCCCATTTTACCACATCTATCCGTGATTGAAACCGCCTCCGATGTCAGATGGCCACCGTGATCTCGTCCGTGATCACGAGTGAACATCTAGGCATACAAAGGGGCTGATCTTGGTCGTGTTGTCCTGGAGGGTAAAATACGAATTCATCCATGGTTCTCCGTCACCTCTGTAGATGAATCGATATGTAATTTGGTTATTAATAAATTTGTAGTGTTCCGATGCCGCGATCTCGAGTTCCTGGCGAGAAGCAGTGAAATACTGCTTCGGGTCGATCAGGAGCAAGTCGCCGGTCGAGCCAAGCGTCGAGACCTTTTCCGTGGTCTTGATCGGCAGGCCCAGCATGGACATGATCGGCCGCACGGTCGCCGGACCGCCAACCCGACCCTGGACGTAGGTCGCGTAATAGGGCTGGACGACCAACTGTCCGTTGGTGTCCGCCATCTGGAGGAAGTTCGCGAGCACGCTCTGCTGCATGACCCAGAACGCGGTCGGAATCGACTGCGGCATCAGGAGGCCGTACATCGAGCAGATGTCGGCGTAGCTGATGACGTTCGCGGTCGCTCGGTTGACGTGCAGCGTGGCACCAGCGCCCAGGATGCCGCGCGGTTTGCCGACGCCGTCGCCGACCAAGTAGGCGTAATCGCGATACCAGGCCACGGCTCCGCCGAAGAGCTTGGTGAGCCGCATCTCGAGCGCGACCTTGTTATCGTAGAGCACGTTCCGGGACGCGAGCGCGTAGCCGGAAAGCTCGTTCGCAACCAGGGTCGCCTCGCGGAACTTCGGCTCGGTCTCCGTCCGAGTCGCGGCTTCCGCCGTCCAGTAGGCCACGACGCCGCCAAAGTAGTTCGACTGGCCGACAACGCCGAGCGCCGTGGTCTGGTCGAGCACCGGCATCTTGAGCTCGCGGCCGGTCATCGGGTAATCGTCCGTGAACCCGACAAGAACGTTGTCCTCGGGCCGGAACTCAAGCAACTCCATCGCGTACTGCGTCGGAACGGTATAACCGCCCGTGATGCCCGCGGCTTCCGCCAGCGCCGCCTTGAGCGTCAGACCGGCGGCCTGCTGAGACTTCTGGTACCGCTCCTTGAACGTGGGATCAAGGTGCGCCTTGTAGACCGTCTCGAGCGTGCGCCCGGCAGCTTCCTTGATGGACGGGATCGCGTCCTTGTCCCCCGTGATGCCCACGCACTGAAGGAACTCGCCGAGCCCCTTCGTCTTGTCGGCCTCGTCCTCGACAACCTGGACGCGCAGCGGGCCGTAAGCGCCGCTGACCGACATGGTCTCGAAAACCTTGGCGACGATCAGGCCGACCTCGCTGGCCTTCTGGGGCGCGCGCTGCGACTCCCATTCCTCGATGACCGCTTTGATCATCAAGGTGTTGGCGTCAACCGGCACCACTTCGAGGATCTTCGACTCCACCGCTTCCTTGGCTTCTTCTTCCGTGAGGTGGACTGTCTGACCCTCTGTCCATCCTGCTTGCTTCAGTGAGCGCAGGACCTTGTATGCTCGTTTCAAGGCAAGTTCCTCCAGAAAAGAGTGGAACTTCCCAGAAGCGGCGTATCCCCGGGGGCCCCAGCTACCTACGACCTCGAAGGCCGCCCCGGTGCTGGACTTTCCTCCCTAATAGCTCAACTTTCCAGGCAGTCAGTGAACGTGAATGGCTGCTAAACGCAGCCGAAAGCTCGTTGCAAAACCTCTTCCATGAGCGCGACGCTGTCTTGCTCCTCTTTACCCTTCTTGAGCGTTTGGCGAACCTCGTCCTCCCATTCCGACTGAGTTTGGAAGGCCGGGATCTTGCTCAGAACCGGCTCCTCTTCGTGATTCTTCTCGCCGTCCGTCTCCGCCTTTGGCTGATGCTTGCGGAGGTGCGCCTCGGCCGCGGCCTTCTCTTCCTCGGAGATCTTCATGCCGCCCCTTGCTCCGCCGAGCGCGCCCAGGGCGGCGCTGACTCCGGATTTGGAGACGACGAGTTTGCCGCCCTGGACGTCGTGGTGAGGCAGCTTGTACGAAGACATCTCGTCTTCGGGCCCGTCAACGACGGTGAATGCCTGCTTGTACTTGCTCCAATCGATCGTATCCTTGTCGCCGCTCCCGTCGCTGGACGCCCATTTCGCGATCCGAGCCCGTGCGGCCGCCGCATCCCAGGACCCATCGTGGAGCTCGCCGCTCTTGAACGGGACGACCGACTTGGCCATCGACTTGTTGCCGGATCGGAGCATCGGCATCGCGCGGAGGTGCTTAACCGCGACCGCGACATGGTGGCCGCCTTCGTCCGGTTCCTCGTACGCGCCGTCGTCGGCCTTGTTGAACAGGTGCACCTTGGCGTGGATGTTCTTCTCGTCCGCCGTGACGTCCGAATTGTAGACGCCCGGAATCCGGCCGTTCTTGTGGAGGCTCTTGACCCGGCCCGCGCCCGCGTGCATGCCTTCATGCCGGTCCCAGGCCACGACTTCGCGCGGCTTCGGCATGTAGGTGGGCTCTTCCTCGACCAGCGAATCGTCCTCGCTGCCGGTCTTGTCGGGGGGAACCGTGTAGCCGCCGTTGCCTCCAGATGATTCGTCGAGTGCCTTCGCGAAGGAATGATCGCACTTCTGGCAGATCATGTTCCCGTCTTTGTCGGGATCGGCCATCGCCTTGCCGCCGCACTTCGGGCAGACGGCCATGCCCTTCTCTTCGCCCTCCGCGCTCTCATCATCCGGCGTCTCTTCCTCCGCTTCGTCGTCCGGCTTGATCGATCGGACCATCCAGGCGTTGGAACCGGCCGGAGCGGGATGGAGCATCTCCCAGGCGTCTTCGTCGGGCGGATGCTCGTAGGAAACCGTGATCGCCTTGCAGCCCGGCGCGCTCTCGAGCATCGACTTGCACTGCTCTTCCGTGTGGTAGCCCTTCCCCTCCGCGTCGTCCGATTTGTGGCGGACGTAATAGCCTTCCATGCTCTCTTCGTTGGCGTAGAGATGGCCCTGGCGCTTCGAGTGCATGATCTTCGCGTGCCGGTCGAGCAGCCCATTCGCCATCAGGCGGTAGGCGTCGCTCTTCTCGGCCTCTTCGCCCATCCATGGATAACCGTGGTAACTCTTGTCTTCCACGGCCTCGACATGCTTGCAGAGCGCGCCGACCGCGTGGCCGGTCTCCTTGCCTTCCGGCGAGAGGATCTCGACCTTGGCCGCCCATTCCTCGCTGCCGTCGGTCATATCCTCGTCAGCTTCCGGGACGGTGCCGAGATGGAGCGACTTGACGCGGCCCCAACCGCCTCCGGCGAGCGTGTTGAGCTTGACGAGGGTTCCCTCTTCGAAGCCCTTCGGCTTCTCGGGTGCCGATCCGCCGGATGCTCCAGGCATGAGAAAACTCCTGCGGTTCGGGGACCAAAGGAACTTGGGTTTCAGTCCGGTCTTCTGAACCCACTCGCCGATCGCGTTTTCGTTCGACGGGATCGGGACGACCGAAACTTCAAGGAGCTTCCAGCGCCGATGGACCAACTCGGCCTTGGCCCAGGCCGGATTTTGCATCTTCTCTTGCTTCGTCGGGGGAGAACTCTCCTCCGAGATGAAGCCGATCGAGAAGGTGTTGAGCATTTCGTCGCGGAAGAGATCCGCGACAAGGGGACCCATACCGTACTTCGC